GACTTTCATCTCCTCAACTGCATCAGGAAGCATATCACGGGCTTGCTCAAGACGACGATTTCGATATTCTTTAATGGTCGTTTTCCGCTTGACTTGTTTAGCTAAATCTTTCTTAAGATCAGTGATATATCCAACTCGACGATTTCCTTTGAATACAGAAATCCCATCTGTAGTATCACCGTATGCTTCAACGACCATTTCAGTAGTAATAAGCTGTAAATCCATCATAAAGTCCTCATGTTATGTCAGTAAGACTACTATAACACAACATGAGGGACTTGTAAACAGCTTAGTATCCTTCTGGGATAAATTTTTTATAATTTTTCAAAAAATTCTGTTCGATTTCACACATAACCTTCTCTTGACTATCATACCCCTGGTATAGGCTCATGATAATACCGAACAGATGTTCCATTCCAGCACCTTTAGCAACGCCTTGCGCTTCCATCGCATAAGTCTTTCTATCCTTACCACAATGCTTATTGTGACAGTCAAGAACTAAAAACAGAGCTCGGTCTAAGTACTTCAGATAAGTCGTTTCAAATGCTTCAATTTTTCTATATGAGTATTCATCATCAGCATACATTGCTTTAAGATCATCTGATGCACCATCAATAATAGTCTTAAACAGTTTTTCTGGATTATCTAATGAACTTTTTGTGCTATGAAGAGACACATACCAGTCAGACTTAATTTTAAAATGAGAACCATCTTTCATCACAGCAACATAGCCTTCGATGTTTTCTGCATTTTTAGCTTCTTCAACCCATTTAGGACTATTAATTTCGTATCGTTCAACTAGGTACGGACGAAGAGCAGCATCTTTATAAATATCATCATATGAAATGTATTCGCCTGTTTCATTTTCACGAATATTCAATAAAATGATTTTCATCTCTTGATAAGCAAGAACAATTCTATTAGTTGGAGCGACAAATTCGAAGTTAGCAGTAAATCCATCTTCAGCTAATTCTTTAAGCCTATCGCGCAACTGATGATGATTAATATTCATCAAAATTCCATTAGCCATTAAAGCTTGTTCAGATTTGATTGAACCCTTTGATTTGAACAGAATTTCATCACCGTCTAAATAAGTTGATACCAAAGACCCATCTTCTTTTGTTAGAATGTAATCAACATCATTTAAATCGATATTCATCGTGAATGGATTTTCATTCAAGTTAAAAAACTTTTCCATAGGACGAGAGGCAATTCTTACTGGTTTTTCTCCATCCATTTCAAACATGATTCCACGACATTCCAATGCGTCTGGAAGTAACCAATCAGAATAAGATGCATAATTATATGAGAAAATTCTGTAAGTTCTTCCAGATGCACTTACATCATCTGAGTAAAAAAACTTACGCTGTGAATCCTTACATAGTTCCATTAAATTGTTAAAAAGTTCTTGCATTGTGTATCCTCTTTTGTGTTTTGAATATAGTACCACACTCCATGTGGAAGCATCATTTTTTCTTGTGTTGAATATTCCAAGGCGGGTTAAACAGTTTAATGAATAGTGGCTCCTCTAGGTCAATCGTTGCGATTGTCATTGTACCTAACTCATTTGTCATAGAAAGATTAAAACATTGGCGGGCGTAAAATTCAACTTTGCTTCCTTCCTTTAGCGCAGCATGAATTAATGCAGATTTAGTAGAATCAGACGTTTTGTCTTTACGATTAATAGCAGTTCTATAATAGTTTATTCTTTTACGTAAATTTTTAGTTTTTCCAATATAAACAAGCTCATCATTTATAGCAATAGCATAAATTACGTTATACTTGTTTGGAATAGATAATTGTTTTATACTTCCGTTGTCGTCTAATTCTAGCTCAGTATATTTAATAAATGAATATTCTGTTGCAATTTCTTTCATAATAAAATGGGCCTTACGGCCCACTCCTTAAAAATATTTTTTAAAACTCATCATAACTTTATCATCAACATCATTATCAATCTGTGCAACAAGGTAAGATGACAGTTCTACTTCTTGTGGCGCGGATTGAACATTATCAGAATTAAGATATTCACGAATCCAAGGATATGGATGTTTAACCGGAGCATCGGTAATTGGGCATGGAAGACCACACTGTTTCATACGAGATACAGTTAAGTAATCAATAAAGCTCCACATGCTATTTGTATTTAATCCAGGAACATCGCCATCTTTAAATAAATGAACTGCCCAATCTTTTTCTTGGCGGTTAACTTCCATGAAAATATCAACTGCTTCTTGTTCACACTCTTGAGCAATTTTAACCCATTCATCACCATCAGTACCGGATTGAAGTTGACGAATAATATATTGAGTGCCTTTAAGGTGAAGCTGCTCATCACGTGCAATGAACTTCATAATCTTGGCATTACCTTCCATGATTTCCATGTTTTTATGGAAGTTAAAGGTACATGCGAAAGATACATAAAAACGAATAGCTTCCAATGCGTTGATTACATGCAAGCAGAGGTAAAGAGATTTCATTAGCGCTCGTTTAGTACATTCAACAACTTTGCCTAGCTCTTCTTTACGAAATCCTTCTGATAAAATTCCTTCATAATCTTCAACCGCATTCTGGTATTCACGAGTCTTAACTAGAACATCATCGTAATAGCGACCAATGGACTCGGCACGTTTCATAATAGCTTTATCTAATACAATCTCATCAAATACCTTCGATGGATCAGTATAAAGATTTCGCATGATATGTGTATATGAACGGCTGTGAATAGTTTCACTAAAAGTCCACGTAGCAACCCATGTATCAAGGCTCGGGTCTGAAATTAATGACATAAGTACAGCAGACGGTGCACGACCCTGAATGCTATCCAAAAGTGATTGATACTTCAGGTTATTAGTAAAAATATTTTGCTGATACTGAGGAAGCTTATTAAACTGTGCAGCATCCATCATTAAGTTTACTTCTTCAGGACGCCAGAAAAATGATAATTGCTTTTCGGTCAAATCTTCAAAAACTTTATGGCGTTGAATATCATAACGCGCAATACCAAGACCTGAACCGAAGAACATAGGTTCTTTTAAAACATCAACTGGATTTGTATTAAAAACTGTAGACATTAATTTTTCCTCTTTAAAATTCTGCCGTGTTTCCAACCTGGCGGTATAATATCATCTTTACCTATAAGCGTGCATTCACTTCCATTATTAATCCATTTCTTACCGCGGATTCCTTTATAATCTCTTGGTTTTATTTTGTCAAACTTTGCATCAAGTTGATATGACCATCTAAATCCATAAGCATATTGAAATTTACCCTCGGCACAATATTTGATATTTGACCCGTTTCCATTAACTGACCGGGACGCTGCCGCAATAGAGTGAAAGGTTTCTATGAAATCCCCATCTAATGAGAATTTATGTATTTCTACAGATGGGCACGCATATCTATTCACGTTAGATACATGCTGTTTAGTTTCGTTTTTATGATGCTTGCCTAGCATCCCTTTAGGATGAGGATTATTTTTCCAATATTTCTTAAAGAACTCAGAATTAGCTTTAGCAAATAATTTTCTGTGTAAGCTGTACAATCTGTTATTAATTCTATTGCCAGCTTTATCTGTTGCCATTAACGTTAACGCAGAGGCAAGACCAAAATGACCTTCATTTATCTTACATAGTAATAGATGAGCTATAAAATGTTCTCTGGCTGTTAATTCAACTAAATTTTCCTTATCATCAGAACCTCCCATACATTTAGGGATTATATGATGTGTCTCTTTATATTCTAGTAAAGATTCCCGAGCCTGAGCTCGGGAAATTAGGTCGTTATAGATTTTTTGATAATTCATTACAATTTACACGCTGCGCAATCATCGGCTTTTGGAGTTTCTATTTCATAATCATCAGTACCGGAACCATCACGAGTATTATGATAATAGAAGTTTTTAATGCCATAATACCATCCGTATAGCATGTCATCAATCATTACAGACATTGGAACCTTTCCTTTTGGAAAAATCTGCGGGTCATAATATGTATTCGCTGAAGCTGATTGACATACCCATTTAAGCATAATAGCTACCTGCGTAAGATAAGGTTTATTACCTTTCTTAGCTAATTTCCACGTATAATCATATAGGTCTATGTTATGCTCAATATTGGGCACGACTTGATTAAAGGAACCCTCTTTTGATTCTTTAACAGAGACTGGTCCACGTGGAGGCTCGATACCGTTTGTACTGTTAGAAACTTGGGAAGATGACTCACATGGCATAAGTGCTGATAATGTGCTATTACGGATGCCAAAGAGCTTAAGGTCTTCCCGCAGCGACGACCAGTCACAAACGTATTTTGGAGCTGCGATTTGGTCAATCTTTTTATTGTACCAGTCGATAGGTAATTCGCCTCGAGACCAACGAGTGTCTGAATAATATTCGCAAGGTCCTTTTTCTTTGGCGAGCTTAATGGATGCTTTAATGAGTCCATACTGTAGTCTCTCAAATAGTTCATGTGTTAAATCGTTAGCATCTTCATAAGAAGCAAAATTACTTGCCAGCCAAGCTGCATAGTTAGTAACACCTACGCCAAGGTTTCGACGCTTTTTAGCTTTTTCTGCTTCAGGAACTGGATATCCTTGGTAGTCCAAAAGATTATCAAGAGCACGAACTTGGACTTCTGCTAATTCATTAATTTTATCTTGGTCTTGCCAATCGAAGTTATCCAACACAAATGCAGATAACGTGCACAATCCAATTTCAGCATCAGGACTATTCACATCATTTGTTGGAATAGCAATTTCACAACACAAGTTACTCTGGCGAATAGGTGCCTTTTCGCGAATAAACGGAGTATAGTTATTCGTATTATCAATGAACTGCACATAAATCCTTGCTGTTCCTGAGCGTTCAGTCATGAGTAATTCAAACAGTTCACGGGCTTTAATACGCTTTTTACGAATATTAGGGTCTTTTTCTGCGGCTTCGTATAATTCGCGGAAACGGTCTTGGTCTTTAAAATAAGAATAATAAAGTTCGCCACCCATTTCATGTGGACTGAACAAAGTAATGTAATCATTCTTTCCGAATCGTTCCATCATCAAATCATTCAGTTGAACGCCATAATCCATATGACGGATACGGTTTTCTTCTACGCCTTTGTTATTTTTCAAAACGAGAAGATTTTCAACTTCCAAATGCCAAATAGGATAATAAGCAGTAGCAGCGCCGCCACGAATTCCGCCCTGTGAGCATGATTTAACAGCAGTCTGAAAATGTTTCCAAAAAGGAATAACACCGGTATGGCGTACTTCACCTGTGCCAATCTTAGAACCTTCAGCACGAATCATACCAACGTTAATACCAATTCCAGCACGTTTGGAGATATATTCAACAATCGAAGCGGAAGCCTTATTGATAGACTTTAATGAATCACCTGCCTCAATAACAACGCATGAACTAAACTGCCGAGTTGGAGTACGGCAACCAGCCATAATAGGGGTTGGCAGTGAAATCTGTCGAGTAGATACTGCTTCATAAAAACGAATAACATGTTTTAATCTATCAACAGGTTCATCTTGATGCAATGCCATTCCAATAGTCATAAATGCAAACTGTGGAGTTTCATAAATTTGACCAGTGGTTTTATCTTTAACTAGATATTTTTCTTTTAATTGCATCGCCCCGGAATAAGTAAATTCCATATCCCGTTCATGCTTAATTTTTGATTCTAAAAATGTAATTTCTTCTGCTGAATATTTTGACAACAATTCAGGGTCATATTTACCTTCATTTACGCAGTAAGAAATATGGTCAATAAATGAACGTGGTTCATACTGTCCATAAACATGCTTACGAAGAGCGAACATTAAACAGCGTGCAGCTACGTATTGATAATCAGGCTCTTCAACTGAAATAGAATTCGCAGCAGCCTTAATTACAATGGTTTGAATGTCATCAGTTGTCATTCCATCACGGAGATATGATTTAATATTTTCATATAATTCATAAGGATCTACAGATGTTCCTTCAGCTGCCCAAGATAAAACTTTAATAATTTTTTGTGGGTCAAAGCTCTGAGAAACACCACTACTTTTGATAACATTAATTAATTGCATAAGTCCTCAACTTGAAAATCGTCTTTAAACAATCGGTTAACTATATGAGCTATTATATCACCATGACACGGCTTCGGTTTACATGTGCATCCTAGCCTCATTCCACGTAAAGGCTCTAAATGTGCTTTAGTTATTTCTCCGGATTTAATTCGACGTATAAAATCTTTTTTGAATAATTCAATGGCAGCCTCCCGGCTGCCAGCATCTTTACCGACGTAATTTCCCCAAAATGTACCACGGTGAATATTAACATCAAAGTCGGATTTATATTTATTCACTACCTGGCATAGACGGCCCGCGCGGTGATAATTCGTCATATTGTTGTTCCGTTAAAACAGTAATATCATAATAACAATCAGAAGAAGTTTTAACTGTGGAAATTTTATTATCAAAATACTCACGGGTCATTTTATGAGTATAATATTTTTTGCCATAAATGATAATAGGCTGATTTGGTCCTGGAACTTCTAACTCACTTGGATTAGGAAGTGTAAAAAGAACGACACCAGAAGTATCTTTAAATCGTAAAATCATATATCCTCGCAATTAAATTAAAATTACACCGCCATCTTTCCTTTAATTGGCGGGTGAGATACATAGTTTTTAAGAACAAAATCATGTGGCTTTGCGAATTGACTCAACCAAAATACCTGCGATTCTGTGTTCCATTCATCAAATTCATCTGGAAATTTTAATTGTAATTCGCATAAATCCATAGGTTCACGACGCAAAATTTCTTTACATTGTTCTACGTGATTCATATAGATATGAGTATTACCACCAGAAAATATCAAATCTCCTGGAATAAGATTACACATCTTAGCTACAATATGAACTAACGTAGCATATGATGCAATATTAAATGGAAGACCGAGGAAAACATCTACCGAACGTTGATACCACTGCAAATCCAAATAGCCATTACGCACATTAAACTGATAGAACATATGACAAGGTGGTAATGCCATATATTTAAGTTCAGCTGGATTCCATGCAGAAACAATTTGACGCCTATCATTTGGTAGTTTTTTAATACGATCAACAACTTCTATAATTTGGTCTACACCACCAAAATCGCGCCATTGTTTTCCATAAATTGGACCAAGTTCACCACTATGGTATCCTAAATCTTTTGCTTGATTTTCGTAATTTTCATCCCAGACTGTTTTGCCTTGAATTAATGAATCATGTTGAATTAATCGCAAATCATTGACATTTGTGCTTCCCGATAAAAACCATATTAGCTCAGCAATGCAAGCTTTCCAGGCGAGCTTCTTAGTCGTTACTGCAGGAAAACCTTTAGTTAAATCCCAGCGCAATTTAGTACCGAACAAAGCAATTGTTCCTGTGCCTGTTCGGTCATCGGTTTCATAGCCATTTTCCAGGATATCTTTAATTAAAAATTGGTATTGTTTCATTAGTTCATCCAAGAATATGTAGAAGGATATTTGGCAAAGTTAGGCTTATATCCTAATTTAACCATTTGTTTTGCTTTGCGAGTAAATCCTAAAGAACGCTCACCTTTAAGATATTTTTTTTGGTGTCATAGGCCCTTGATGCATCTGCCGACAAATAAAAAGGGCCATAGCATTAGGAACATCCTTAACTTTTAATTTATTGCTCATTTGTATACTGATTCCGTAAGGGTTGTTACTTCATCTATTTTATACCAATGGGTTTCAACCATTTCACGTTTGCTTATATCATCAAGAAAACTTGCATCTAATTGAACCGTTGAATTAACACGGTGCCTTTTAACGATGCGAGAAACAACTACTTCATCCGCATAAGGTAATGCAGCATATAACAGAGCAGGACCGCCAATTACACTGATGCGATTTTCGCTGGAATCGATAAACGTTTCAAAATTTGTATTAGGACTGGATAATTGGATACGTCCACCAGCTAATAAGGTAACATACTCATCCCAGGTAATATAAAAATGAGCCAAATCACCATCTTTAGTTTCAGGATAGCCGCGTTTAATATCACATACCACCACATGACTACGACCTGGAAGTAATGTAGGCAATGACTGGAACGTTTTAGCACCCATAATCATAATTGTACCTTCAGTACGTTCTTTAAAATTCTGAAGGTCCTTTTTAACTCGTCCCCATGGAAGTCCATCACCTAAACCGAATGCTAATTCATCAAAGCCTTCAACTGTTTTAGTTGGAGAATAAGCGAATACCAATTCAATCATTGCACAAATCCTCTTTCAATAAACCATTCAGTGGCTTTATTAGCATCAAAGAATAATTCTTCATATGTCTTTTCTTTGTTTTCAAAAACTGTCACGCAAACACGTTGACATTCTCCACAGTATTCTTCTGACATACTCAAAGCGTCAGAAAACATTTCATTAAATTCATTTAAATCAGGATTATACAATGCGTTAAAAATTGCATAATCGAATTCGTCATTCATAAATTCAAAAACAAAAATCATATTATCTCCCATTGAAAAGGGTCATGAGCATATCCGCTAGCGTCAATCATTTTAACTAAAGTTACC